AAGCTTTTGCTAAAAAAGTAGCTGAGGAAACTGCTGCTAAAATTGCAATGAAGCAAGCCGAGCAAAAAGCAGCCGAAGAGGCTGTACAAAAAGAAGTTGCTGAGAAAGCCGCTGTAGAAGCAGAAGCTAAAGCAGAGCAGGATAAGCAAGTTCAATCAGCAATCGTAACTGGCATTGAGTCAGGTGCAGAACGTCTCATGGCTGACGTCGAATCTAAAATGTCCGAAAAGGACGCGCAGATCGCCGAAATCATGAAGCAACACGAGTCTGACCTCAAAGAGAAGTCTGACGAAATCTCTAAGATGCGTGATTCCAAGCGAGTTTTTGAAAATCGTGGCGGAAGCGACATAACTAAGTGGGGCAAAGACTTCCTTGGTGCACACATCCTTGGTAAAGTTACCAAGAAAGGCTGGAACACAGACTATGCGCAAGATCTTTTGCAAAAAGCTGGCGTAACTTATGATGCTACTAGCGCAGCTGGTATCGACGTAAGTGTTTCAGGTGCTTTCGAAGAAGAAGTACGACTTGAGCAGAAAATTGCTCCTCTCTTCCGAGAAATCGCTGTAGCCTCAGGCGCAACTGTATTACCAGTAGCTCCTGATACCGAAAATGCAAACTGGAATGGTACTGGTCTTGAGACCACTGCTAACCTTTTGGAAGAGTCAGGTGCTTCGGATAACAACTATAATGTTAACCGAGTATTGCTCCAGGCTTACAGACTCGTTTCTGGTACATTCATTGCGAATGACACAGATGAGCAGGTAGTAATTAGTGTGCTTCCTATCATCACTTCAGCAATCGCACGAGCACACGCAAAAGCAATTGATTCTGCTATTATGATCGGAAACGCTTCTTTTGTAGGTCTTGTAGGTGGAGCTGGCACTGACGGCGCAGGTTCATTCCTTGCTGCTGATACAGCTCTTGTAACTGACCCTGATGCATCTGGTACTTCTGATGCGATCACAGGTGCTAACCTGTTGTCAATCCGCTCTGAAATGGGCAAGTACGGTATTAATCCTACTGATGTTGCATACATCGTTGGTATTGACCAGTACTACAACCTCATCGCTGATGCAGCTTTCTCTGATGTATCAGAAGTTGGCTCCGATACAGCAATGAAACTTGTTGGTCAAGTTGGAAGCATATACGGTTCACCTGTAATTGCTACTGACGTACTGGCTCAAGGTACTAAAGAAACTGGTGCCTTTACTGGTACAGCCGCTGTTGCAGTTAATATGCGCAACTATGTTATGCCCCGATTGAAGGGTGTTAGCATCGAGACTGACTACGAAGTAGCTGGTCAGCGCACGGCTATCGTTGCCGCTCAATCACTCGGATTTAACGAGTTGGTTGCTGGCGTAACAAACAACGAGCCTGCTGTACGAATCGAGTATCAGTAATCGATACTTCTGATTACCTCGGTAATCATGGGAACTGGGGGAGGTTATCCTCCCCTAAGTTTTTACTAATTAACTTATGGCAGATTTAATAACATTACAGCAGTATAAAACGGCAGAGGGTATAACTCAGCCTAAAGATGACGCTCGCCTGAACGTTTTAATACCTTCAGTAAGTCAATTAGTAAAATCTTATTGCGGAAATAGTTTTGTAGACTATTACTCTAGCAACAAAACCGAACTTTTCACAATTGATTGGGGAACCTACATAGTTCAACTAACAGAAGGCCCTGTCAATAGTATAGTAAGCGTTCAAGAGACTGAAAACTATGGAGGCGTTTTAAAAACTCTTACTACTACAGCTCAAGAATACGCTTTAAATGCTTCAACAGATTGTATTTACAGAACAACTAATGCAGGCTATAAAAACTGGCCTGTAGGCGTGGAGACAGTAAAAATAGTATACACAGCAGGATATGATGTAATACCAGGAGACTTAAAACTTGCGGTACTCGATCTTGTTACATACTACTTAAAAGATGAGCATAAAGCTCGACAGAGTATAGCAGGAGCTAGCATACAGAATCAGAGCAGCTCCACACAAAGAGATAATGTTTCTTTTCCAGATCACATTAAGAGAGTCTTAGACTTGTATAAAAACTTTTAAATGAGTTCTTCAGCTTTCAGGCAAAAAATCGTAGATGCGATATTAAAAACCTACAATGGTAGTACACAGGGAAAGAAGCTCGGAGAGGCAGCCCGTAGCATATTACAATCAGCTAAAGTACAGCAATGTGTAGTACTAACTCCTTCGGTTCTAGAACAAATAAAAGTAGGATATAATGCTGCAGCTAATAATACTTTAAAAGGCGGACAAGTAGCGCAGTATAAAAACGGTTTAATAGCTTTTATATCGTCTAAGGCTTCTAAGTTTCCCGGTAACACAACTGGAGGAGAACAATTTCAAAAATTGGTTAAGCAAAATGGGCTTACTTTTGGTCTTAATATTTTTTATGTGCCTAAGTCTTTTGATACTATTATAAAGTACTTTAGAACGTATAATGAAACTTTTGCAGCATCAAAAGGACATACTTATGATCATACAGCTTATGGACAAACTGTACATATAGATCACGGGGGAGAGGGTGTACCTTCTGGCTTGATGGGAGCTGTACTAGGCTTAGAGACAATGAGAGGTAGAAGAGCTCCGGAAGAGCTTACTAAAAAAGGCGGACTTTTTGATCAAAATTTAACAGCAGCTTTAGATGCTGGGTTAAATAAGCTAACTGTCGGGCAAAAGGGCAAGACAAAAGCATTAATTATGGAGATGGTAGCAAATGCCCATCAATTTGTAGATAGAAATGGAGAGTTGAGAGCAGGATTTAGTATGTTACTTTCTCCAGTGCTTCAAAAACAGAATTCTTTACAATCTAGCGAAGAAAAACAAACAATGGACGCTTTAGTTGATGCATACCGTGCTACTATGAAGAAAGTAGAGTATGAGAAGATGGAAGGCTCCAGCACCCTTCTTGAGAAAGTAGAAAAAGTTATAGTTATAGACAAGATTGTAGGTAATTTAAAAAGCAAGAAAAACCTTAAAGTAAAATTAGGGGCTAAAAAAGTTGAAACCAAAACAAGGAGTAAGGGAAAAGGAAAAACAAAAGGCGGAAAAGGAGTAACTCCCAATAAGATAAGCAGAGGAGGGGTATTAGCGAAAGCAGCAAGTTCTCCACAAGTAAAAAAACCTAAAGCTAATAGATCTTTATTCAATACTATGGCAATGATTAACCAGAAATTACCAGACACAGTAAGAAAAAATATGAGAGCTCCTCGTTTAGTAAACCAATCCGGTGCTTTTGCTAGTAGTGTAAAAATTACAGATGTTATGACAACTAAAAAAGGCTACCCTAGTTTTGGTTATACATACGACAAAAATCCTTACCAGGTGTATGAAGTGGGTACAGGAGCTCCGCCCTGGGCAACTCCTCAGAGAGACCCTAGAACGTTAATTGATGCTTCTATAAGAGAGATAGCCGCTAACTTAGCACTAGGAAGATTTTATACTAGGAGAATGTAGTGGCTAATGAAAGATTATATACGTCCAGAAGAGGCGGAATAACAGCAGGACTAGCAGATGCTATAAGCAAGATAGATGGTCGAGGCCTCTATCATCAGTCCGTAGCAGAAACCAGTCCAAGACTAAAATTTTGGGATGAGATAGAACAGTTTCCCGCTGTGCACTTAAATGCAGGAAGTGAAAGCAGACAGTATCAGGCAGGGGGCTATAAAGACAGATTCCTAAATATAACAGTAAGATGTTACGTAAACCAAGAAGATTCAGTAAAAGCTTTAGACGAGCTACTAGAAGATGTAGAAACTCTTTTAGAGGAAAATAGTAAGTTAAAATACCATGATAGAAATGGTTTAGAGCAGTTTACTCAACAAATCACAATTATTAGTATAGATACTGATGAAGGTGTATTAGATCCTTTAGGAGTCGGAGAGATTCTTATAGAGGTTCGTTATTAGAAAATGCGGGCAAGAACAAACGTTCACGACCATGCCTTTTCAAGTTCATAGGAGATAATCTATGGCACAACAACTATATTTCAGTCGTGATACGAGAATGTTTATTCAGTTTCGTAACCCTGCTGATAATACTGAAGCAGCTGCAAAGCTGGGAGCGGGTGCTCTCTGGGAGGTTCCTGTATTAGACGGATATAGCTTCTCTCAAACCACCAATACCTCCGAAATAACACTTGCGGAAATGGAAAGTACCGTAGGTATAAGTAGACGTGGTCGTCGTATGTTTACAGACTCCTTAGCACCTGCTGAGTGGTCTTTCTCTACATATATTCGTCCTTTCGTATCTAAAGCAGGGAGTGTTACTCCTGCAGGGTCTGTTGCGGCTTCTGATGCAACAGAAGTACACGCGGTAGAGGAAGCCTTATGGGCAGGCATGTTTGGTGCAGATACCTACACTACAGGAAGTGGTTTTACACGAGCTACCAATCCTGCAGTAAGTGGAGGACCTGTTATTACTCCCGCAAGCACTAGTTCAGTTATTAGTATAGCAGAATCTAACAGATCAGCAATGACTGGTTTTGTTATATTCTTTATGATTGATACTGCAACCTCAAATCCTCTTGTATACAGACTACCAGAAGCAGTTGTTAATGAAGTAAGTGTAGACTTTGATGTCGATGGTATTGCTACGTTAAATTGGTCTGGAATGGCAAAAGAAATTCAAGACGTATCTGGTGGAGTACTTACAGGAACTTCGGCTCCTGCGTATAATGCTACGAGTAAAGACGGTTCTACTGTTGTACTTGGTGATATTTTTATCGATACCGACAATGCACTAGGCCGACAGTTTAACATTGTTAAGACTGTTCCTGGAAGTGGAAATGTATCTTTAACCGCAGCAATTGATGAAGGTACAACTAGTACTAAGAACTTTATTCGAAATCGATTGACTTCTGTAAGTATTGAAGCTGCAGATGCTACGGATAAGATTCCTACTATTTTCCCTGGTTCTAATGTTCCTATTACAGGACTTACTAAAGCTGACCCTGCTGTTGCAACAGCTGCAGCACACGGCTTTGCCGTGGGGGATAAAGTTTTTGTTTCAGGAACCTGTGCAATAACAACTTCCAGTGTTGATGTTCTTCAGAATATTGAGCATACAATTACAGCCGTTACCACAAATACCTTTACTATAGGAGCTCTGGATACCTCCAGTTCTTCTGGTACTTTTAGTGCCTCCAGTTTGGTAGCTGCAAACGGAAAGTATAGTCTAGTACTAACAGGTGGAAACTTTACTTTAGGTAATAATATTACGTACCTTGTACCAGAAGAATTAGGTGCAATTAACCAGCCGCTTGAGCACGTAACAGGCAACCGAGCTGCTACAGGTAATGCAACCTGTTATCTTACATTGGATGACGCAGATATTACGTCAGGTACATCAAGACAGTTCTTTAATGATCTTGTTAGTACAGGCGCAATGTCTAAAGTTGTAAACAAGTTTGAGGTAACAATGCATATTGGTGGTGCTACAGCAACAGGTAACACTACTGACCCTGCATTAAAGATTGTTTTTCCTACTGCTCACATTGAGGTTCCTACTCACTCAATTGAGGATGTTATATCAATGGAAACAAACTTTACCGCACTTCCAACAGACTTTGGAACAGCAGACGAAGTTAGCTCAATCACCTACTTCCCAGTAGACGATTACGCTTAATACCTAAAAGGGGCTTCGGCCCCTTTTTTCACTCACCACACAAAAATACTTCTTGACATTTATTGTCTTATATCGTATAATTTAGTTTCAAAAATAAGGATTTAATAACAATGGCTGATGCTGCTACAACAACAAAGAAAGAACCTGTTTCACTAAAAAGTCTTATGACTTCTAGCAAGACTGTAAAAATACCCTTCCCAGGATACGAAGGATTTAATATAGATATATGTTACTTAGCTAGAGAAGAGCTTATAAAAATACGCAAAAAATGTATTACAAATAAGTGGAACAAGAAAACTCATCAACCAGAAGAAGAACTTGACGATGATAAGTTCTTAGTAGAATATACAAAAGCAATAATAAAGGGATGGGAAGGCTTTAAATACTCTTACCTAGAAGAGCTTCTTTTGGTGGATATAAGAGACTTTGATCCTGAGGATTGTTTGCCCTACACTGCGGAAAACGCAGAGTTATTAATGAGAAATGCAACCGATTTCGATACATGGATAACCGAAACAGTAGGTGACTTGGAAAATTTTACCAAGAACAAGTAGTAGAAATACTTAAGCTACTTGAAAGATATGTAAATGAGAGAAACTCTAGCTTTGATTTAGAGAAGTATTTACTTATCTGTGAACAATTAGGCGAAGAGCCCGACCCTAAAAGAATGCCACTTGAAGCCTCTGTATTTCCTGAGGAAGTTCAACTGGCATTTTTTGTATTCCAAAGGCTAACAGATAGATGGGATACTAATACTGGTACATATTTTGGAAAAGACTGGAGCGATATAAAGTATTTATTTGAACTGTACGAAATAGAAGACGAAAGAGAAGTGTATTTTTTTGCAAGATCATACGAAAGTTACGTTGTAAAAGCGGCCGCAGAGGATCAAAAGCGGAGACAAAAAAGAGAAGAACAAAAAGCGGGTAATAGCGGTAAAACCTATACCCATAATGTGCGAGGATAATGGCTAAGAATACGATATTTATTGATGTAGTAGTAGATGATAAAGGCACAACAAAAAGAGTTGCTGTTGATTCTGCGAAGTTAAATGCTCAATTAAAAGGCCAAAGCGAGTCGGCACAGACAGCAGACCGTAGAATAAAAGGTCTTGCTCAAACTTCTTCAAATGCTACTAAGAATAATGCAAAAATGATGCAAGGCATATCAGGAGGTTTAGTTCCTGCATATGCTACTTTAGCCGCTCAAGTATTTGCTATAACGGCTGCTTACAATTTTCTAAAATCTGCGGCAGACTTTGAAGTACTCGCAGCAGGTCAAGTAGCTTATTCTAAAGCTACTGGTGTAGCTATGAAGTCATTAACTAATGATATTGTAGCTAATACAAATGCTCAAATTAACTTTAAAGATGCAAGCCAAGCGGCAGCTATTGGTATGGCATCGGGTCTTAGTCCCGACCAATTAAAAGACTTAGGAACAGCCGCCAGAGATGTATCTGCTGTACTCGGGAGAGATGTAACAGACTCTTTTAATCGTTTAATAAGAGGTGTTACAAAAGCAGAACCAGAATTACTCGATGAATTAGGTATTATTTTAAGATTAGAAACAGCCTCACAAAAATATGCTGATGCTATAGGTGCAGATGTTAAAGAGCTTACTGCCTTTCAGAGAAGTCAAGCAGTAGCTAATGATGTTCTTGAACAAACTGAAGAAAAATACTCCAAAAATTTAAGTGCTACTGATAAGTTAGGTAACTCAGTAGCAAAGCTTGGTATAGCATTTCAAAATAATCTTTTAAAGCCGTTTCAAGAAGGCTTGGCAAAGGTTATTACTCCTGTATTTGATTTTTTAACTGAAAATACCACAGCTCTTGCTCTTTCAATGGGGTTACTTGCAGTTCCTATAATTAAACAAATTATTCCTTCTTTTGGTAACATGGGAAAAGCTGCACAAGATGCAGCAGATGCTGCTAAGAGCGCTGTAAATGATGAAATGAAAAGCCTAGCAGGTAAAAGCCGCGCTTTAAAAAAGATGGAAAAAGAGAGAGTAAAAAGTGCAAACCAAGCAAGAAAAGATGCCAAAGACCAGGTTAAAGGGCTAAAGTCAAAGGAAGGATCTGGTTTAGCTGTTTTACAAGGAGGAGGTACTCCTACTCCTGCCCAGACTCGTGGAATGTTACGTGCCGCAAAGAAAAGTCAGGGTGAATACGCAAAAATGTCAAACCAGACTAGAGCGCAATTTATTCGTAACTTAGAGATGATGCAAGCCAAGAATAAAATAACTTGGAAAAGTATCACAGGAACAGTTAGTGTAGCTACAACAAAAGCAAAGATTGCTTTTAAAAAGATGGAACTAGCCTATAAAACTACTATGGCTAAAATGAAAGCGGCTACTGCAAGTTTTGCTAAATTTACCGATAAAGTTATGGGCAAAGCAGGTGCTGTTGGTGTAATTTTACTGCTTGCTGAAGTAGCAACAATGGCTTTTGATAAAATAAAAAAATTAACGGAGAGTGCAGAAGAGACAAAATTACGCTTAGCTGAGGAAGCAGAACAAAAAAAATTAGAAGAGCTGAAGGGCAAACTAGAAGGAATAAATGACGAGCTTTCTAAGATGGAAGATGGAGTTTCCAACAAAGCTGGCGCAGCAGCTGCAGCTTATATGGGAAATGTAGTTTCTAATATAGGATCTGATGCGCTTACAAGGGCTTTTAAATCTGGTAATAAAGACCTAATAGGAGAAGCTCAAAGAACTGTATCTAACTTTGTTGCTAGAATGAAAGAAGTCAAGGGATCTACTATAGAAGGTAGAGAGGAGTTTATAAGACTTGGAGAAGCTATAGCTAGCGGTACTCCTACGGAGACGGATTTAGCAGCTTTTATGGGCTTGAAAGACTCAATACAAGAAGGAGGAATGGCGGGTAAAGACTTTGGAAAAGCTATGAAAGACTTACAAGCGTCTCAGCTAGGTCTTATGAATTCTCTAAAGAAGACATCTAAGTTTAGTGCCATAATTAATAATATAGACAGCCTTGTAAAGTCTTCAAAAGAATACGAAAAACGAAATACTCTTACTACAAAGGAAAACATACTACTAGTTGAACAGCTTAGAATTAGAAAAATCATGCAAATTTTAAGGGATAATGAAACCAAGGCAGCCATGGCAAAAGTCCAACTAGAAAGTGACTACTTACAACGAATACAAAACGCTACCCCACTACAAAAAGAAAGTTTAGCACAACAAAAAGCTATTAATACAATAACTGCTGAGATTCTTGCAAAAAGTGAAGCCTTAGCGGGTATTAAAGCAAGTATGGATGAGAAAGACCCCCTAAGAACTGCAGAGCAAGTGAAAGCTAATGACCTTGAAGAGGCAAAAATCGGTGCTCTAATTATACAGAGAGATTTGTTAATTGAACAAAGTACTTTAATGCATGAAATAAAACAAGGAGCAAAAGGTGCATTTGAAGGAGCTGTCACTACCGGTTTGAAAGACCTTATAACTGGCAATAATAGTAGTTTCAAAGAGGCAGTAGCGGGAATAGCTATGGCAACCCTAGATAATGTAGCGGGTACATTAGCAAAAAATATGTCTGAAAAACTTTCAGATATGCTATTTGGTAAACTTTTGGGAGGCCCAGAAGAGACTAAAGAAGCAACACAAATGAGAAATGCTTTAAAGGAAGGTGCTGATTATCATGCAAAAGTTTTTAAAGCGATGATAGAAAACCTACCTCCAATACCTATTGGGGGCGGTGTTACAGGACCTACATCTCACAGATTACCAGGTATGGGAATAGATCTTAATCAGGCTAGTCGCAATGTACTAATGCCAGATGCTAACGGAGTCATAACTAATGCGCACGGAGGAAAAAGCATGAGAACCGATACGAGCTTTGTACCAGACTTCGAGGGGGCTGGAGATAAACTTGCAGAAGGTGTTGACGAAGTTTTAAAGAAGAATACTGATGGGGGTTTCGTTGGCAAACTTGGAAAGACCTTAGGAGGTTTGTTCGATAACACTGCAGGGGGGAATCCCATTTTTTCTGCCTTTTCAAGTATATTTGGATTCGCAAAAGGTGGTATACTTCAGAAAGGAATAACAGGTTATGCTAGTGGAGGAGTTGTAAAAAGACCTACGCTTGGTCTTGTTGGAGAAGGAAGGCAGAATGAAGCTGTAGTACCTTTACCTGATGGAAAAGCTATACCTGTAAGTATGCCAGGAGGAGGCACAAACACAAATAATGTTTCTATTAGTGTAACTATGGATAATAGTGGTAATAGCTCACAATCTTCCTCAGACAGTAAAGTAGGGGAAAACTTGGGACTAGCAATATCTCAAGCAGTGCAAGAAGAGTTACAGTATCAAAAAAGATCGGGCGGAATACTAAATCCGTATGGAGTAGCGTAATGGCGATAGGATTTATAGTAACAAATATTGATGCTAAAGTTTTGCCGGATAAAACTTTAAGCCTCTCTTCTAAACCTAAAGTTCGGGTAGCAAAGTTTGGAGACGGGTATCAACAAAGAATAGCAGATGGCTTAAACTCTATAGATGAAAATTTTACTGTATCATTTAAAAATCGCCCGAAGATAGAGGCTGATGATATTGAAGCTTTTTTTACCGATAAGAAAGGTGTAACATCTTTTGCTTTTACATACCCAGATACTAACTCTACTACTACTGCTACAGCAACAGTAAATGGAGCTGTAAGTAGTTCAACTTCTGTTACTATAGATGCTTCCGCAACTAATGTTAATATCTCTCCTAACGCTACAGTGACTGGTACAGGAATAAGTGGTACTGTCACTGTCTCAAGTAGCTCTGGTACAGCGGTGGTATTAAGTAGTGCACAAAGTATAAATGATGGTGTTACGTTAACTTTTACTAATCCAAACGAACGAGAAGTAAAAGTTATATGTGGAGACTGGAATATAAGCTACTCTAACTCTAATCATTATGATATAAATGCAAAATTTGAGAGAGTATACGAGCCGTGAGTAATTTAATTGTAACAGATGCCCAAGACCTAGAGATAGCAAGCGGTATAGTAGAGCTGTATGAAATTAAAATAGGTACAGGAAGCAACAATACTTTGTACTTTCATGCAGGCAAAGACCTTGATAATGGTACTGCGGGCAACGACTTACTCTTTGGTACAGGAACAGAAGGAGGACAACAGACTTATATAGCAATGCCTATATTTTTAGAAGGTTTAGAAAAATCAGCGGAAGGCGCACAGAATCGCCCTACATTAACTTTTGCAAATGTAGAATCAATTATTAAAAACAGTTCAGTATTTAAAACTAAAATGGATGAAGTGGATGGAAGTAATAATCTTACTTGGGACGCTAAAATTGATGGAATACCTGTACCCTCTTCTACCTTCAATATGGATAACTTAATAGGAGCAAGAGTAACCCGAAGAAAAACACTAGAAAAATACACGGGGGATGGGGTTACTGGTTACGAGTTTCAAAAAGAGTTGTTCCTCATTGATAGAATATCTAACAAAAACAATCTTTTTATAGAAGTAGAACTGGCCTCTCCTGTTGACTTAGGAGGAGTTAGGCTACCCAGACGTCAGGTTGTCGGAAAATATTGCTCTTGGATATATCAAGGAGGGGCAACAGATCCCTCTAAAAGTGCTTGTATATGGAAAACACAGCAGCAATTTGAAGATTCTAATGGGGATATTTTTAGTTTTTATTTTACAGGAAACGACGAACCCCTAGTACTTGCTAGTTATTTAACCGGTAGCAGTACTACTTTTTGGAAAGGTACATATAGTTCTGGAACCGCATATGCTTTAGGTAATTTTGTTCTACATGGAGGAGAGTACTGGAGATGTGAAAAAGCCCTCCCTCTTGTTAGTGGAGACAATGGTGTAGTACCGACAGAAACCGCAGTACAGTGGCAGCTAGTGAGAACGTATACCGTTTGGTCTAACAGTACTAATTACACGGTTAATGCAACAGATACAAGAAAAAACTCATATGTTAAGTATGACGATAGTGCGGGCACAGTTACAGTTTGGAGAGCAGTAAGAGCAAACTCTGGAATAACTCCAGGAACCGATGAAACTGTATGGACAAGAGGAGATACTTGTGGTAAGTTACTTAAATCTTGTAAGATTAGATACCAAGGGATGCCCATTATAAATGAGTCAAGTGGTTCTTATAGTACAGATGCAATACCTTCATCTGTAGTAGACACTAATATTCCTTTGCCTTTTGGAGCGTTCCCTGGCACAAGGAAGTTTAGATAATGGATTATATTGACGATATTAAAAAACATTTTGAAGAAGAATATCCTCGAGAAGGCTGTGGTATACTATCTGTTAAAAAAGGTAAAAAAGTTTGGACTCCCTGTAAAAATTTAGCTGAAGATGAGGAAGATTTCGTAATTGACTCAACAGAGTTTTTGAGGGTTAAAAGAACCTCAGATATAATAGCAATAGTACATAGTCACCCTGATGCTAGCCCAGAACCTAGCGAAGGGGATATAAAATATTGTAATACTTTAGGAATTCCTTATTATATTTTTAGTTATCCAGAAATGGACTTACACGTACTAGAGCCTAAAGTTAATACTACAGAACTATATGGAAGAGAGTACGAGTTCGGAGTACGAGACTGTTTTGAGGCCAGTAGAGACTATCTTAAGACTAAAGGTATAAATATTCCCTTAAGGATGCCTTTTGAGGATGATTGGTGGGAAAAAGGGCTTGACTACTTTAATGACGAACTTATCTCAGAGTGGAACCATTTTCCCATACCTATACCAGAAATACAGGCAAATGATATTTTAATTTTTAGAGTTTTAGCAGAAAGAAATAATCACTGTGGTGTGTACATAGGAAATGACCACTTTTACCATCACGCGAATGAAAGACTGTCTTGTAGAGAGAGTCTATACCCTTTGTGGCATAAATACTTAGTAGGAGCTTACCGTTATGATGCGTAATATTTATTTAGAAGGAGAAATGGGAGAAAAGTTTGGAACGCATTTTTATTTTAATGCTCCTACAGTTCAAGATGCGCTAAAGTGCTTAGAAGCAAACTTTCCTGGGTTTAAAAAATATCTTATAGATTGTCACCAAGAGTCTGTAGGCTTTATAATAGATGTAGCAGATAATACAATTGAGTATATAGAAGAGTGTATAATGACTTTAAAAGAAGGAGATATTACAATTACTCCAGTTCCTGCAGGCTCAAAATCAGGAGTAGGAAAAATACTTGCTGCTATCGCCATAGTAGTAGTAGCTATTTATGCTCCTCAGTTATTTGGAGCTGTAGGTCCGGGAGGTATGGGTCCCGCCACTCAGGGGCTTTTAGGTACTGGCGGTAGTGTATTTGGAGTGAGTACTACTGCAATACAGACAGGATTATATTCAATGGCAGTAAATTTAGCTATGACCGGAATTAATCAGATGATGGCTCCAGACCCTGGAAGTGACCAAGACCAAGAACAATCTTACTTGTTTAATGGAGCAGAATCTAACACAGTACAGGGAGACCCTATGCCTATATTATACGGCTTATTGAGAGTTCCTGGACAGCCAATAAGTTTTGAGATCGCAGGAATAAATTCTAGTATTAGTACTCTAGGATTTGGGGCAAATGGAAATAGTTTTGGATCAACTGTAGTAGCGGGCTAAAGCCCTATCAAGGAAAAATAAAATGCCACAACAATCGATAAATTCGCTAGATAGAAGACGTTATGTATCGGAAAATGATTCTTTAGCGGATGCTATACTTTCGAGTACTGAGCAAACTATTTTAGTTTCTGACATAATATCTGAAGGACCTATTCAAGGTCTTGTCGGAGGAGGCCAGGGTATATTTTTAAATAATGATGCTCTACAGTCTTCTGAACAAACTTCTTATATGCCACAAAGTGGGATTACTGCAACATTTATTGCAGATAATACCTCTGTAACAGTTAATACTGGAGCAGGTACTTTTAATTCTACTTTAGGAAGTGAGGGTAAAAAATACCTTATGGTGTATGGAGTATACAGCACATCTGTTACTATGTCAGATATTTCATTACCTACTAGTACTTATGTTTATAATGGTAATCCTTTTGATAACACGAGTGGACAACATAAAAGAATACCAATAGGAGGTAATGTTGTTCTTACTAGAACAGCCGGTTCTAATATGCTTTCAAGCTGGGCACACCCTACTAGGAACCCGGGGGCTGCAATAGTTAGTCGTCCTCTTACTGATACTATCTTTGCAAATCTTAAACTAAGTAAAAGTGGTAAAGATATTAGAGGAGGCCTTTCTAATGTCAATACTACTAATAATACCGCAACTTTTACTTGGGGAGGTCAGTTAGGGTGGAAACTAGTAATGACTGATGCGGATAAGGCAAACGGAGTAGTACATACTTTAGAGGCAGGAGTATTTTTAGAAATAGCTTCTATTAGTAATAATACTATTACTCTAGCTCAGGCTCCTGGATTTGCAGGAACATTTAGGTTCGGAATAACTAAAGCAGTTTTAGAATCAGATGCCACAGGATCAGAAAAAGCAAAAATTGAAGAAAAATACAAAAACTCAGGATGGAGTTTTAATACTGGTACAATAGACCAAGACCCCTTGCCTACAATAGAGGGTGTAGGCACTACTTCTGTTGCTCTTTCTATCTCTGATTCAGCACTAGATAAAAATGCTGCTAGAACAATTACTTCTTCAGGAGCTCAAGCGTCAGAAATTGATGAAGTAAAGTTTTTAATCAACTATCCCTCTGGTCTATACTATGTGAGTGAGACTAGTGGTAGAGAGTACCCAGGAGGAGTGGGATATAAACTAGAATTAAGTATTGATAGTGGATCAGGAGATAACTTTAATATACTAGAAAGTCCTGCGGGCACAATGTTTAATGGGTCGCCGGTGTGGGTTCATAGTGGTAAATATAAGAGTGGTGTTACTTTTGAAATGAGAATAAATCTCGAACAATATCAACCTTTTAATGGGTTTAAGATAAGAATAACACGAATGACTCAACACGATCCAAATGATGGAGGTGCAGTCTCTCCTGCTTTAGTAACGCAAAAAACTCGATATAAGAGCGTCTACCAAAGCGCCATTTCTAGTGTAATAGGTATAATAAAAGAAAAACTTTCTTATCCTCATACAGCTATGGCAAATGTTAGTTTTAGCTCTAAATCTTTTGATAATGTTCCTACTAGGACTTATTTAGCTCAAGGACTAAAAGTTAGAGTTCCTAGTAATTATGTAACAAGAGAACAAAATGATGGGCTAAATGCTAAGTATACTCGTACCAATGCATCCACTCCTAACCTTACGGGAGCTGTTCAACTATGGGACGGTAATTTTCTACAAGACAGCGAAGGAAATGAGATATTAGTATATACAGATAACCCTGCTTGGATTTTTTATGATGTACTAATAAATAATAGATACGGACTTGGAGACTTTCTAGAATCGACTGATATTGATAAGTATTCTTTATTTAAAATTTCAAAATACTGTGATGAATTAGTTCCTGACGGAAAAGGAGGTACAGAACCTCGTTTTCGCGCGAACATATATCTTACAAAAGCAACAGATTCTTATAAAGTATTAAAAGATTTAGCAACAATATTTAGAGGAATATTATATTGGACAGATTCAACTTTTAGACCTGTAATAGACGAAAAAACAGAGCCAGTGTATAATTTTAGTAGAAGTAATGTAATAGATGGATCTTTCAACTATGAGACTACTGGAGCTAGAACTCGAATAAATCAAATGGTAATAGAGTGGTCTAACCCAGAAGCGGAGTATAAACTCGAGCCGATCATTGTAGAAGATCGAGAAGACCAAATTAGAACAGGCACAATAAAAAGTGAAAGAGCTATTGCTTACGGATGCACTTCGGAAGGGCAAGCCATAAGATATGGTAGATGGAAACTTTGGACTGCACTAAATCAGACAGAAATAATTAATTTTTCTAGTGCTGTTAATGCTTCTTTTCTTTCCCCCGGTGATGTTATTAATATACAAGATGAAGCAGACTTTGATTTAGCTTTTAGTGGGAGAGTTAATTCTTGTACTAGCTCTGCAATTACAATTGACCGTGCTATCTCTTCAGATTTTGCAAGCGGTTTTACTTATACTATAGCTGTGGTACTTCCTAAGAGAACGGTACTTTTAAACCAAAATAGTGCAGTTATTGATGAAAACGGAGGAGGCACCGCAACTTATAATAGAGGAGATGAAGTAACTCATGCTAAAGTAGGGGGATCTACTACTCAGTTACTTCATGCTACTAATGAGGATCTTACTCGTAGACAGATTGAAAGTGCTACAGATAGTTCAGGAAACCTATTAAATTTACAGTATATAAATGAAACTATTGTAGAGGAAAGAACTTTAACTACAGGAAGTACAACTACTTCAGAAGGAAGAGATACTATTCCTATATCTTCTGCTTTTTCTGTGCTTCCTACTAACGGAGATATCTGGGCAATAAAACAAATTAGTACTGCAGGGTTGACAACTGCCGCTTCTTATAAACAATATAAAATACTTTCTATAGCAGAACAAGAAGGAGGCAAGTTTGATTTAGTAGCTGCTGAGTATTCTACTGCCAAGTTTGATTCTGTAGATCAAGAATTTAGTTTAGCTGCGGTAGACCCTTTATTTCCTCCTGAGAATACAGTGGAAGTACCTCCTCCAAAAGGAATAAGAATATTAAAAGAGCCTAACCCAGATCAAAAAGGAGAAGAAGTAATAGTTGAATGGGACGCACCTGCTGCAGTGGGCTCTTCTGGAGTATCTACAACATACGAACACTTAGCTGAATTTAAAATCTTTCACACTTTTGGAGAACAAATAAATGGTAGTGACCTTGTAAGTGGGGGTACTGTTCCAAGTTGGAGAAGCCATTTAAGATTTGATAATGTTACAAATGGCAGACATACGGTTGCCATACAAACTGTTAGCGGAAAAGGAAGAACTTCAAGAAAAGTATCTGCGACTATAGATATAGATGATGTATTTGAAGGGGACTTCCCTCGACTTGGCGGGGTAACAAAAGGAGGTTTCTCTACAAGTGATGTAGCGGTAATCGATTCGGGGTCTCAAAAAGGCTCTGTTAAGTTTGGTACTACTTCCTATGCGATAGCTCCCTTCACGGATATAAATATAGCAAAAAGAAATACTAGTGCAGATGCAAACAGCTATGGTTTATCCTGCGCAGCCTTGGCTGATAGTAGTTGGGCATATCAGGAAGGAGGAGTTGATCTCGGGTATTTAATGCTAGACTATAGTGCTGTTGATGCAAGTAATGGGTCTGCTAATGCTTTAAAACTTATAGCACGAAAGACAGATACTACTACGTATGGTAGAACTTTATCCTACTGGTATGATGGTATTAAATATGTAGCGGATGTAGATAGTATTTGGACGAGCCTAGGAACTTGTACAATGACTAACGATTCTAGAAAGATTACAGGCTCGGGATTCTCTAACTTACAAGTAGGCACAGTAATAACTGTTGGAAGTAGTTACGCAGCAAAAATTGCATTAGTAGAAAGCAATACTGTAATGTATGTAGATTTTCCGTGGCCTAATGCAACTGCAAGTAGCCAAGCAATTAAACGACAAGAATTAATTATTGATTTTGAAAACGATTTCTTAATTACTCCAGTTAGTTATAATGCTTCAGGAACTGACTCTGCCGGACAAAGTGGTAAGTACGCTCTAGGGGGAGAGAATAATACTATGTCTTTCCTTCAAATTACCCCCGAACTTGCAGGAACAGGTAAAAATGTATTAGCTACTTCTTCTATAAATGCTATATCGTATAATGCGGCAGGAACTCAGTTAACAACTCTTCCTTCTAGTGGTATTGTAATAACGGCTACAGGTCTTGGATTTACTAATCCAGAGTTTAAGGTTACGGGAACAAGTGCGTTCAGTATAGTTACTGGATCTGCAGACGGCGATTTTGTTGCAGGAACTAATGGAGTGAGAGAAATTACCGTACATAATAACAGTGCAATATCATATAGTGCAACCCCTCTCGACTTTACAGTAACTGTTAGGGAGGCTTTAGATCCTGATAATGCTGCTACTACCAAAGCAGCTGTAGTTTCTATTGGTAAATTAAAAGAAGGTTCTCAAGGGAATTCAGCAGCATTAGTATATTTATATAAAATGTCAGCAAATGCTCCTACAAGTATAGATGATACTAGTACTTTTCCTGAACTCACAGTATCTATGGCCTCGGGACAAATTGTTGCGGCTTCAGGGTATAGTATTACCAGTAATCAAATTATAAACGGAAGCGGAGCAGGAACAGGCTGGTATACTAAAGTAACGGATACTAGTGTAACAGATGGAGTACAATGGATAGCTGCAGCTAGTGCGAGTAGCACTGGTACTACAGATACTATTGCTCGTTCGGAGTGGACAGATCCTATTCAGTTTAGTGGCTCTAAAGGGAACGATGGTGACCCTGGAGTTAGTAGTGCAGTAGCAGAATTGTATCAAAGAACAAACAGTGCTAGTGCTCCTGCAGACCCTTCTCAAACTCTTACTTATACTTTTGCAGATGGAAATTTAAAAAATAGTGGAGGGGCTACTTCAGGAACAGGATTTAATAGTTGGGTAAAAGATGCCACAAGTCCTGTTGCAGATTCAAAATACTTATGGAAGATAACTGCTCCTGCTATATCTACCGGTAGCACGGATACTATTGAAACGGGAGACTGGGCAGATGCTATTTTAGCGGCTCAATTTGGGGCTGAAGGAGATGCAGGAGAGAAAGGAAGACAAAACTTTGTAGGTACACTGTTTTTTGGAACAGGAGCACCAGATACTTCTAGTCCTGAAAATGGTGAAGCAAACAATCCGCCAACTTTGCCGTCTGGAGGAGCTTTTACCTTTTCAAATAAAACCTTTACTACAACTGATATAGCGGATCTTGGAGAGGCCATAGCAAATAAATGGTCTTTTACAAGTCCTACTTTCACTGCGAGAAATGGAAGCAACCAAAAACTATTTTACTATGCATGCTCTGTTACTGCACTAGAAGATGTAAATGGCGATGATGTACCGCAGGGAATATCTTCCGGAAGCAATCTTGTATTTAGTAACTTACATGTTATACATAGCTTTTCTGGAGTAGTTGCTTTTACTGATTTAAGTGCGAATACAAGTACAGTAATTCATGGAAATAATATCACGACAGGAATTATACAAAGTGCTAGTAGTAACTATGGAACTGATGCCGTTGGTAACTTTGCAACTAGTGGAACACACTTGGACTTAGATAATGGAAGGCTCCGTTCGCCTAAGTTTTACATAGATGGAAGCGGTCTCGGGTTTCAAGATGGGGCAATGGGAGGAACAAACTCCTTAGGGGGAACCATAACTGTAGGTAGTAAAGTTACTATTGATGGAGGCAATGAGAAAATTGAAATCTCAGACGGTACAAATGTCAGGGTTAAAATAGGTAAGTTATCATAGTAACACCATCACAAAAATAAAACTTGACTAAGTATGTCCTTTGGGATATAATTTCAAAATGGAGAAAAAGACATGAGCGCAGGTACATATAACTTAGTAATCGACCAAGGATCCAGCTTTGCTCTTGACTTAGCAATTAAGCAGTCAGGATCTGCTTTAAACTTGACCAATTATACGGGTCGAGCGCAGCTGCGTACATCTCATACTGCTAGTTCTGTTGCCGCTACTTTTACTGTGACTAAAACAAGTGCTTCCAATGGCACATTAAAAATGGAACTGTCACCTACCGCCAGTGCGAACCTAGCAGCAGGACAATATGTATATGACCTAGAAATTTTCACTGCTAGTGACGCTATTGTTAAACGGTTATTGCAAGGAGATGTGACTATCACTCCAGAAGTGACGCGATGAGTACTCAGACTACTTTACAACTAACCGAAGAAGTTACAGATGTTGCCGTAACAGGAGATACTATTAGTATCAGTATAACTGATGATGTTACGGAAGTTCAAGCGTATACGTTAGCAATACCTATAAATTCTCCTGGTCAGCTTGACGCAGCAAATGTTACGGTAACTCCCTACAATACAATTACGGCGGATAATTTAGAGGATGCACTAAAAGAGTTAGCAGACCAAAACTTTAGAAGTGCTTCCGCGCCTTCAGGATCTACAGTATCTGAAGGCGATACATGGTACGATACAGATGACGATCAACTAAAAGTCTATAGAGAAACAAGTTCTGGGAATTTTGCATGGGTTCCAATAATGGTTGGAAACATATCACCGGACTCAGACACAATAGACGCAGGATCCTACTAGGATACATCGGAGTTTTATAAATGGCTCAAACAATGAAGATTAAAAGAAGCACAGGCACGGGTAAGCCGTCTGCTGTTGCACAGGGTGAGCTATTTTATGCGTATGGTAGTGGGGGTACTTATGGAAAAAGACTCGCTATAGGAAATGTAAATGGAGGAGGAGATACTCCTGAAATTATAGGGGGAGCTTTCTTTACTGATATGCTCGACCATACAGCGGGTACTTTAACAGCTAGCAGTGCTTTACTTGTTGATGCTAACTCACAAATTGATACTTTAAAGATAAAAGCGCAGGGTGCTCTTGAGTTAGCAGAGGCATCGGCTAACGGAAGCAACTATGTTTCATTAAAAGCTCCTGCAAGTGTAAGTGCAAATATAGAGTATACTCTTCCTGGTACTATAACTAACAATTATTTTCTTAAAACAGACTCAAATGGAGTATTAAGTTGGGGAGAAGTAGCAACTACAGTTATAATAGGTGCAGATACTGGATCAAATGATACCGTTACACTAGGTGAGACAATAAACTTCACTGGAACAAGTAATGAGATTACTACGGCTGTATCAAATAACGAAATAACAATAGGATTACCTGATGATGTTGTAATCGCAGGTAATTTAACAGTAAACGGTACAACAACTACTATTAATACCGCTACTTTAGATGTAGAAGACTCTCTTATTAAGTTAGCCAAGGCAAATACTGGGTCAGATAGTTTAGATATTGGTATTTATGGTGTATACGACACTTCTGGCACTGATAAGTACTCAGGTTTCTTCAGAGATGCCTCTGATTCGGGAAAATGGAAGCTATTTAAGGATAATCAATCAGCTCCTGGCAATACTGTTGACCCTTCTGGCACTGGATACGCAGTAGCGACCTTAGTAGCTCATTTAGAGGACTCAAGTGTAGCAATTACTGGTGGATCTATAACAGGAATTACAGATTTAGCTGTTGCAGATGGTGGAACAGGTATTTCAACTATAAACAAAGGTTCTGTGCTTGTAGCAAACTCAGCAAATACGCTTACTGCGGTTGATGGAGGAGGATCTACGGATAAATTCTTATTTTATACGGCTTCTTCTGACACAATTTCATGGACTAACACTATAGACGGAGGTACTTACTCCTAATGGCTCAAACAATTAAACCAAAACGTAAATTTACAAGCGGAGCTCCGGATACTGATGATTTGGTAGAGGGCGAGATTGCTATTAATACTGCCGACCAAAAAGTTTACATGAGGGACGGCTCGAATAACATTGTAGAAGTTGCAAATGTATCCGCAGCAGGAGCATCAGTTGACGATGCCACAGCATTAGCAATCGCATTAGGATAAAACTATGGCAAATACATTTAAAAATGCTTTCGCAGCAAATGTAAATCACTCAGCCTATGTTGATTTATATACTGTTGGCTCTAGTACAACTACTGTAATTCTTGGTATGGCAATCTGTAATAAGACTGCTAGTGCTGTAGATATTACGGTTCAAATTCAAGATACTTCGGCATCAAATGCAGACTTTCAAGTATTAGATACAGTAAGCATTCCTGCACGTACTACATTAGAAATACTAGCGGGACAGAAATATATTCTGGAAACTACCGATGTGCTTCGTGTTAAATCAGGTACTGCGAACGCTATAGACGTAACGCTAGGAATTATGGAGATAACGTAATGGCATCATTTATTGGGGTACAGCCCTCTACTAGTATTGTTTCAATTGGCGGATCCACCATTACCGCAACAGCAGCAGAAGTAAATATCTTAGACGGGGTTACAAGCACTGCTGCTGAACTTAACATCTTAGATGGGGTTACAAGCACTGCTGCTGAACTGAATATACTTGATGGTGTAACTTCTACCGCCGCAGAACTAAATGCGCTAGATGGCATTACAGCCGTTGTAGGAGAGTTAAACGCGTTAGATATAGGCAGTACCGCTATAGGAACTGCCGTAGCTTCTAAAGCAGTAATTCTTGATGCAAATAAAGACTATACTGGAGTAAGAAATCTTACATTGACAGGCGACCTTACTATTGGTGGGGATGATCTTGTGATGGGGACTAATACAGCTGGAATGTTGCTCATTGCTGATGGTACAAATTTTAATCCTACGGCTGTCTCGTCCCTATCTGAAATTAGTACTATTGCTAGTGATGATGTGTTTTTAGCGATAGATACTTCAGGGGGAGGCCTTAAAAAAGTAGCAAGAAGCGTGGTAGTAGCTGGACTCGCAACTTCATCTGCCTTGTCTAATGTTTCGGAGGATTCCAGCCCGCAGCTGGGTGCTAACTTAGACCTTAACGGTAATGATATTGTTACAGCTTCTAATGCCACTTTAGACCTTGCCCCTAACGGAACAGGTACGGTAGTAGTTAGAGGTAATACAAACTCAGGTGCTATAGTTTTAAACTGTGAGAGTAATAGTCATGGTCAAAAGATTTACGCACAACCACATTCCGCAGCAGTTACTAATACATTAATGCTTCCTGCCGGAGCTAATTCAACTTTAGTTTCTCTTGTATCTACAGACACCCTGACCAACAAGACTCTTACTTCACCTAAGATTAATGAAGATGTAGCAGTTACTTCAACAGCTACCGAAATTAATCTTCTCGATGGAGTTACCGCAACTACCGCAGAGCTTAACTACTTAGATATAGCTACTCTTGGCCTGACCGCAGCAAGTAAAGCAGTTACCGCAGATGCTAACGGAGTCATAACGCTTGACAACGGCTTTAGCGAAGAGTACGCAGCAGTTACTTCTAGTTCTGCCACAGTTTCGTTAGACCTAAGAACAGCCAGCAACTTCAGCCATGACTTGACTGAAAACACTACTATATCTTTTACTAACCCAGCAGCGTCTGGAAAAGTATCCGCAGCTACACTTAGGATCATACAAGGCTCAACTGCTAGAACAATAACATGGAACTCAAGCATCAAGTGGGCTTCAGACACGGCTCCTACACTTACGACTACTAATGATGCTGTAGACATCTTTGTGTTCTACACCGTGGACGGGGGTACAACGTATTATGGGTTTACAGCAGGGCAGGTAATGAGCTAATGAGTACAGTTGCTAAGAAAGTAATTATGGGCAGTGGTGCTGTTGCTGAACCCTACGAGATAGATCAGTCTTTAATATTTGAGCAAGCATCAAATAGTCAACTAAGTCGCGTTGTTTCTTCAGCAGGAAATCGCAGAACTTATACTTTTAGCACATGGATTAAAAAAACTAGTCAAGACGATTGGCAAGCAGTTATGTCGGTAGATTCTCACATTGCGGCTGGAGGTAATGATAACTCTGGGTTGCATTTTTATGAAGATACTATTTATATAGTAGATTATGATTATAGTACCACAAACTGGCTTCTACGAACTAATAGGGTATTTCGTGATAATTCTTCTTGGTATCACATTGTTTACGTTGTAGATACTACACAGGGGACAGCAGCTAATAGAGTTAAACTCTATATAAATGGAGTTCAAGAAACTTCTTTTTCAACTGCAACATACCCTAGCCAAAATGTAGAAGGTCTTTGGAATTCTACAATTACAGACAGATTAGGCGGTGCTTTAACGACTCGCGTTGGCAACGGTAGTCAAATTGCAACAACTAACGGAATGGATGGTAATTTAGCAGAAACACATTTTATTGACGGCACTGCGCTTACTCCTAGCTCCTTTGGCGAAACTAGCTCAACAACAAACCAGTGGATACCCAAAGAATACAGCGGCAGCTACGGGACGAATGGCTTTTATCTACCGTTTAAAGAAGGGGGACAATCTGTATTCTTTGGTACTAACCAAAGGCTTTATATAGGAGACAGCGCGGCGGGTGATGCTGCTATAGATGTAGGAACAGGAGACTACACTTACGAGTTTTGGTTTTATAACACAGGAAATGCTAATAATTATCCTTATATTATAGACTCAGGGGCTAGCGGAAACTCTGGGTCTGTGTATATAGATACAACGGATAACAGCAAAATTTTATTTCATGGAGGTGTAGCGGGGGGACCAAGTAATGCAGTTTTTGCTACCAGTACCGCTTTAAATACTTGGTATCATGTAGCCATTTCACGTAGTTCTGGAACAACTTCTTGTTATTTGAATGGCACAAGAGGGGCAGAAGTAACTGACAATGGAAACTATAATAATCAAACATATTTTATGGCTGGCGGCTACATACCGAACAACGATTATAATTTTACAGGTCTTATTAGTAATCTAAGAATTATAAAAGGCTCAGGAATTTACTCAGGTTCTTCTATTACAGTTCCTACAGCTAGGCTTACTAACGTAACCAATACTACTTTTTTAGGCTTGCAAGGTTTAGGAAGCTCGGCCACAGAGGTAACAGTTGGTCCTTCCTTAACAAACTATGGTGGGGCTACAGTTGATGCTGCAAGACCCTCTTCCTTTACTTCATTGTTGGGAGTAGGGACGGATCATAGTGGTCAAGGCAATGATTATACTCCAGCTAACTTAGCTAACTCTGACGTAGTAACTGACACGCCTACGAATAACTTTTGTATATTTAATCCTAACAAGATAAGTACAAACCATGCCTTAACTCAGGGTGGTTTAACAACTACAATGCAAGATATTGGGTTGACTGTAGGAACTATGCTAATGACTTCCGGTAAGTGGTATTGGGAAGGAGTTTCAACAGGTAATAATGCCCAAGGCTATGGAATATGTGGCCCTGACAATAACCACAGAGCTAATTTAGGTGTTTTCCAAGTCACGGCAGCTAATGGAGTGATTTTTAACGGGAATGGAGGCCAAATAGCGGATCGTAGAGGGACTGCTATTGCGGCTAATAGCTCTGTTTGGTCGGTAGGGGATATTATTGGTGTAGCTATTGATATGGATAATGGAACTGCCAGATTTTTTAGAAATGGCTCTGAACCAATGGCTACATATACTTTTGGGGCATATCTTTCTACAGAAGGAGGCGGAAACAATAATACTTATCCTCTGGGAGCTTTGCCTTGCGTGTCATCTCATGGCACTACAGGAGCGGGAAAAGCCGCAGTTTTTAATTTTGGCCAAAATGGAAGTTTTTCAGGACTTAAAACAGCGCAAGGAAACGCAGACGGTAACGGTATTGGAGACTTTTACTATGCTCCACCTTCTGGTTATTTAGCACTTTGCACATC